CTTGACCTATATATGTAAGTTTTATAAATAGATAACCAGGAAAAACTTTCCAAAGGTTTCAAAATCAACCTGAAAAATTTTGCGGAAAAATTTTTATGAATGAAAAATTTATACATAACCTAGATAAACTACCCCCAGATGTAAGAAGGCAGTTTGCTTTACTGGCTAATCAGTATGGTGAAAAGAAAAAACAAAAATCCATACAGGATGATTTCTTAACTTTTGTAAAACACGTATGGCCAGATTTTATAGAAGGCTCACATCACAAACGTATAGCAGATAAATTTAATAAACTAGCTAGTGGAGAAATAAAAAGATTAATTATTAATATGCCACCGAGGCATACTAAATCTGAATTTGGATCTTATCTTTTGCCCGCCTGGATGGTGGGTAGAAATCCTAAACTAAAAATTATTCAATCAACTAACACAACAGAACTTTCTGTAAGATTTGGTCGTAAAGCAAAAGCTCTAATTGATTCCAACGAATACCAAAAAGTTTTTAAAACAAAATTAAGAGAAGACTCTCAGGCAGCAGGTAAATGGGAAACTGCTCAAGGCGGAGAATACTATGCAGCGGGTGTAGGATCGGCAATCACAGGAAGAGGTGCAGATCTTTTAATTATTGATGATCCGCATTCTGAACAAGATGCAATGAACGCTCAGGCCCTGGATAGAACTTACGAGTGGTATACCTCTGGACCTAGACAACGTTTACAACCTGGCGGATCTATAATTGTAATCATGACTAGATGGAATGAAAAAGATTTAACAGGCAGATTATTAAATGCACAAAAAGAACCTAAGGCCGATCAATGGCATGTAGTTGAGTTCCCTGCAATCATGCCTTCAGGAAAACCTGTATGGCCAGAGTATTGGAAACTAGAAGATTTAGAATCTGTAAAAGCTTCTATACCATTATCAAAATGGAATTCACAATACATGCAAAATCCTACTTCAGAAGAAGGAGCACTTATAAAACGTGAGTGGTGGAAAGATTGGGAAGACGAAGAGCTACCTGCATTGCAGCATGTAATACAATCTTATGATACAGCTTTTATGAAAAAAGAAACTGCAGATTACTCTGCAATTACAACCTGGGGAGTTTTTCAACCCACTGAAGATGATCCGCCTAATTTAATATTGGTAGACTCTTTAAAAGGTAGGTACGAATTTCCAGAGCTGCGTAGGATCGCGATGGAGCAATACGGCTACTGGAATCCTGAAACAGTTATTATTGAAGGCAAAGCATCTGGTCTGCCTCTAACTTATGAGTTGCGTAAGATGGGAATTCCTGTTATAAATTTTACACCTAGTAAAGGCAACGATAAGCACACTAGAGTAAACGCAGTATCACCGATGTTTGAGTCGGGGCTGATATGGGCGCCCAAAGAAATGGAGTTTGCTCAAGAGGTGATTGAAGAATGCGCTGCCTTTCCGTATGGGGATCACGATGACTTGGTCGATAGTATGACTCAAGCTGTGATGAGATTTAGACAAGGTGGTTTGATTCAACACCCTGAAGATTATAAGGAAGAGCCAATACTACCTAAACAAAGGACGTATTATTAATGGACGAGAACACAAAATTAGAAATGTCAAAAATAGTTAAACAACTAATGGACGAAGAGGGTTTTGAATTTGGTGAGGCTGTTAAAGAGGCTATGAGAAGAATGGAAAAAACAAAAAAAGCAAACGGAGGAATTATGAGAAAAATGCTAAGAGCTGGAGATGACCCAAGAGACTTCGAAGACGAAGTACAAGAAACTGATGTCGATGTAATTGAATTAATGAAAGACCAAGGTATCCCTATGGGTGAACAGGTCAAGAAAAAAGAAGAAGGCATCATGCAACTAGCAGGAGAAGATCCAGAGGATGAAAGAGATCTAGAGTTCTTAATAGAGTTTAAAGAGTTCCAAGATAATAACCCTGGAAAAACCATAGACGATTTTATTGAAATAAAAATAGGTGAATTAATAGCGAATAGAAAAGCAAAAGAAGAAGAGCTTGCAAGAATAACTTTAGCTGGTGGATCATTTCCAGACTTATCTAAAGATGGAGAAATTACTCAAGAAGATATTTTAATTGGTAGAGGAGTTCTTCCAGAACCAAAAAGATCAGGTGGTATAGCAGGAATCCTAGGGGTCTAAATTGAAGATCCACGAATACAATCAGATGATGGCGTATCTTACGCGTCCAGGATTTAAAGATGGCACGCCTTTAGAAAAAGATTTCTCTGACATGTCAAACACTGAAATTATTGAGACAGCAGAAACTTCAAACACATTAGTTCCCCCACAAAAACCAGGCACTGAACTTACTCTAGATGACGAAGTAGAAGCTCTTAAAAAAGTTCTTCCAGCTTTTGAACCACAAAGCCAGGTCTACCGTATTCAACAATTTTTGGAAAGAGCTTTAAAAAAAGGTTTAATAGATCAAGACGATTTTAATGAAGGTATTCAATCTTTACAGAGTGATAAAGTTACTAAAACTATATCTGATTTCGAAGAGATGGTAGAAGAAGATGCAACCAACAAATAAGTATCCAAAGACCCACCTTCTGCCACCTAAATCTGGGCCCACGCCTCAAGGGTTGAAAATTGATTACAATACTGTTAAGACTGTAAGATTGGAGAAAACAAATGGCAGACAAAATAGACAAGTCCCTGACGCAAGGTCCAAGGGGCTCGATTACACTTCCTAGTGATGAAGAGGTTAGAGAAACTGTAGAAGAAGTTGCAGTAGAAGAGCAACAGGGACCAGGACCCATTGAAACTACAGAACTCGAAGATGGATCAGTTGAAATAGATTTTGATGCAAGCGCAGCATCACCAGAAGGTGGTGACGAGCATTATGCCAACTTAGCAGAATTTTTACCAGACGAAGTTCTAGGAGAACTAGGATCAGATCTCACTCAAAAATATCAAGACTACAACGCCTCAAGAAAAGATTGGGCACAAAGTTATGCAAAAGGTTTAGATCTTTTAGGATTTAAATATGACATGCGTACAGAACCATTTCAAGGTGCATCAGGCGCCACGCACCCAGTCTTAGCAGAAGCTGTTACTCAGTTTCAAGCTTTAGCTTATAAAGAATTATTACCAGCAGATGGTCCAGTTAGAACAGCTGTTGTCGGTGCACCATCAGAAGAAAAAGCAAGACAAGCACAACGTGTTAAAGATTTTATGAATTACGAACTCATGGAAAAAATGAGAGACTACGAACCAGACTTTGATCAACTATTGTTTTATCTTCCACTCGCAGGCTCTGCGTTTAAAAAGGTTTACTATGATGAGCTGGATGGTAAGGCTGTATCAAAGTTTGTGCCCGCGGATGATTTGATTGTACCGTATACTGCTACCTCATTAGAAGATGCGGAAGCAATCATTCATCGGGTGAAGATTTCAAAAAACGATTTAAGAAAACAACAGGTCGGTGGTTTTTATAGAGATATAGATTTAGGAACTCCAGGCTATGAAGAGAGCGATCTAGAGAAAAAAGAGAGAGAACTAGAAGGTCAAAGAAAATCTCAAGACGATGAAGTTTATACTTTATTAGAGTGTCATGTTAATTTAGACCTAGAAGGTTTTGAACACACAGATGAATCTGGTGAACCATCTGGAATAAAAATTCCATACATAGTAACTGTTGAGTTAGCAACAAGAGAAGTTTTATCTATTAGAAGAAATTACGAGATTGGAGATCAGAACAAAACTAAGATCCAATATTTTGTCCATTTTAAATTTTTACCTGGACTAGGATTTTATGGCTTCGGTCTCATCCATATGATTGGCGGTCTGTCTAGAACTGCAACAGCAGCTCTTCGTCAATTATTGGATGCGGGTACGCTCTCCAACTTACCCGCAGGATT